CTTTGGTAATTTGAATTCCATGTTTATTTATTTTTTTTACGTTCATGAATTGTGAATGTTGACATTTCCGCTTCATAAGGAATCATGCCTAACAAACCATCTCTATTCTTTTCAACATGACAGGCAAGTAATCCAATAGGATCTTCATTGCAGTACATATCTTCTACACCATACAAATCGTGTGGTCTATTTAAGATCATAACTACATGAGCATCTTGGCCTATACTATCACCACCAAATATATCTGATAGCAATGGTTGATATTGATTTTTAGCTCTATGTTCTTGTTCTATATTTCTATTCAATTGTGATAATAATATATTAATTACTCCCATTCTTGATTGCATCCACATACATCCTTTAGATACTGAATTAAGTTTTCTTAACTCTGTTTCTTCAGTTCCAGGTATTAACCTAGAGTGATCAAATAAATTAATTACCATCGTTTTAGGACGGTCCATAAATATCTGTGTGTTTGCATTTTTTATAAATTCTATACTTCTTGGTATATTGTTAAAATATATATTATACTTCTTTAGTTTATCTACTCTATTAGCATATGTTTGAAAGTCTACTTGTGAAAGCGGATCATCAACTGATAACAGATCAGCCATTTGTTTTTTAACATCTTTGGCAGCTGTTCTCATAACTTGTTGATAACCAGGCATTTCAAAAGTCCAATATAATACAATTAGATCTTTGTTTGGATTTGAATCCAATACATCAAATACTAATTGATTACTAAATGCTGATTTACCTACACCAGGTCTACCAGCGATCACATAGAGTTTACCCTTTTGTAATCCTCCAAGAAGATTTCTATTCAATCGAGGCCATTTAGTTGGGAGCACATCCCTTTTCCCTTGCATTGCATCTTTTACAATGACGACGGACTGATTTACGGCCTTATCAATTCTTTGAAATCCTTTCTCTTTGAATACATTAGAGGAGCCTTGTGGTTCGTTGTTGTGTTGTTCCTTTTGCATCGTTAATGTCTATTTCTTCATACTTTTCCCAAGTATGGTTATTAATCCAAGTTTCCAAGTTTTGTAAGTATCCAAGGTTATCCTTGTCTACTAGCAGTTGCTTCTGCAACAAGAGTATTATTCTTTTATGTTCATGCTTCTTATTCTTAACTATCTTACGATATTTATTCTTAGACTTTAAATTAGCCTTTGAATCAGGATCTTTAGCATGTAAAACTCTAACACCTCTTGTTGGAGAAGAAACTTTCATTGGGTAAGCAGCAACAAGTTCGGCAAACATTTGATCAAAATTGCTTACAAACAAATCCTTAAATTTGTCTGATACAGTGTGATCTAGGATACAAGTATCACATAATGTTACCCAGCCATCTTGTTGTAGCTGTTCCCAATTAGGATTTAAATTAATAGTTTGAAAATATCCATACCCTTTGCGCCAGACTAAATACAATGCTAAATAACTATTAGCATCTAATTTAATTTCTTCCAGCAACTTTAAGTCTAGTTCTATTTTCATACGAGTAAAGTGTTTATTAATTAAAATCATTTATAGAGGACAACCAATTAACGTTGTCCAAACTTTTGACTGAGCTCTTAACCCATTTTTCTTCCTGACTATCTTTGACATATAGAATAACTATTCTACCTATCTTATCTTCTTGAAATCTAATAAGCCTACCAACTCTTTGTATCATTGATAGAGATTTACTAGTTACACCACATATGATACCCATATCTGCGTCGGGGACGTCAAAACCATGGTTAAGTGCTTTTGTAGAGCATAATACTCTGATCTCATTATTTTTAAACTTCTCTATTGCAGCAGTTTTAGCCTTCTTGCCTATCCCAGAGTGATACGACAAGGCCAAAGGCTGAATAGCAGAACATAATTGATCTGTAAATTCATTTGCTCCACTAAAAACAAGCATTTTACGATCTATATTTTTAACAACAACTTGTTTCATCATAGATATCTTATTAGCAGCAAAATCTACTATCTTTTTACGCTCTCTAATAGCGCGGTAGAATTGTGCAGAAGCTTGTTTATCAGCAGCTGAGGCATTTTTATCAGACATAATCCGTTTAGCCTCATTGAATGCATCGAACTGACCTAATTGATATTTCCAATAAACAAAACTATTATTGACTTTCTTATAGTCAGCTAGTTCTTCTTCAGTTAATTCAACAGGTATACAATACAATTCATATGGTGATATTAGTCCCTTGTTAACACATTCATCAAGAGTAATCTTGTAAACTGTGGGTGCAAGGCGTTCGAGAAGAAGTTTATACTCAGGTTCTTCTGGTGGAGTTGCAGTCATACATAATAGCCTATCATAGGAGTTATTCTCAAAGAATTTACGATATTCAGGACTCATACCAAGATGAGACTCATCGCAAACAACAACATTGAATGATTGATCTTGCAATTTATATGCAGATTGATAACATAAAATATCAACGCGATCTAACACATCTGAGTAACCCCATTTGTGAAATTCATCTTCAAATTGTTCTTGCAATTGAGTGGTAGGGACCAAAACGATCCCATTCCTATCAAATCCTCTTCTTAAAGTTTCTCCTATAGCTATTACACCAATACGACTCTTACCAAATCCAGTACCTGCAATTACAGATCCTTTAAATCCAGCTTGAGCCCATAAATTTAATGCTTTTTTTTGTTCTTGATCTTTTATTTTTATACAGTTAGCCATAGTTTTAATCATCTCTTAGTTTTTTAAATTGTTTTTCCAATAAATTTATTCTTATTAACATATTATTAATACATTCATACATATCATTCTCAACATATTCATTATTATCTAATCTTTGTACTGCTTTATCAAATTTAATTCGATAATCAAAATAAGTTTTATATAGCATATCATGTGCATGTATATGATGTAATACACTTGCATGATCTCTATCAAAGTAACTACCTATTGTCACAGAAGGTAATTGCATTCTATCTCTAAGAATAACATAACAAACTCTTCTAGCATCTACTAGATCTCTTTGTCTAGCTTGGCTTATTAATTTTTTATATCTTACGCCTAAAGATTTACATATAATTTGAATAGTATGCATGGCCTCTTTATATCGAGGGCAAGCATCATTAACTTCATATTTCATATTTAATTATTTTTGCCAGTAATCACTGATCGTGACTTCTGCTTCTAATAATCCATTTGTGACTATTTTCTTGGCAGCTGATTCCATTAATTCTCTTAATAGAACTGCCCATTCATCTACAAATGTACTATTACATACAGTGTCAATTTGATCGTGTACGGTCATTACTAATTTTACGGGTAAATTATACTCTTCTATATATTCTTTAATATAAATAAGTGCAAGCTTGGTCATATCAGCAGAAGCACCTTGTATAGGTGTATTCTTACTAGCTCTTTCAATCATTCCCAATTCTCTTTTAGAATAAGAATGTTTCCAGATACCTGGATACCATGTATCAAACCATCTACGCCTATTATAAGGAGGAAATGTTTTAATGTATCCAAACTTTTTACCAAAACTTGCAAGTTTATCCAAGAACCCACCTATAGCTGGGAAAGACGCAAAGTATTTCTTAATGAGATCTTTTGCGTCATTGATTGGGATATTCAACGTGTCCGCCAACTTGTGCGGACCCATACCATAGGCTAAGCCAAAGTTTATAGTTTTGACATTGGTTCTTAGAATTTTGTGCTTAGAACAATTGCATTTAGATTTGTTGACAATATAAGAACAACTGTGTTCAGCACTTTTTAGCCAATCATCGCCATATACTAACTCAGCACATACTGAGTGTAAATCTTCTCCGCTTTCTAAAGCTTTGATCCAAACAGGATCTTTACTACCAAAAGCAATGACATTTAACTCCTGACTACTATAATCTGCAGAGACAAACTTCCAGCCATCCATAATAGGAGGCACAAAGCAATTTCTAAATGTATTATCTGCAGGTATTTGTTGCATATTAGGTCCACTACTACTAACTCGACCAGTATCTAAAATCTGATGAAAGCTAGTATGTATTTTACCATCACTCTTTAAATTATTAAAGAAATCCATACCGTAAGATGTACATAATTTCATTGCCTCTTTGTATTTTGTATATGTCTTTATGATTGGATGTTTAGATGAGTATTTATATAAATACTTAGCATTTACATTATCTATTTTAGATTCTATTGTCTGAAACACCTCTAACACTTGTTTAGGTGAGTCCCAATTAACAGACACTGTTCTAATGTCATCAACAGGTATAAACAAATCTGTTTGTACATGCTGATCCTTAAACTTAGTAAATGTAGTTGTATTTAATATATAATCATCTAATTGTTCTCTTAATTTATCCGCTTTTTCTTTATTTATTTTACTTAAATTTTCCCAAGCATCACGATCTAGATCAATACCATTGAATTCCATGTCCACAAATGCAAGTACAGCTTTGTTTTCTAAATTAACAGTAGCATGTAAATTATATTTATTTACAAGTTTCATTTGTTCTTCTCTTAGATCTATTAGATACTTTATATCTTTCGCTCCATATTCTATTTGTTCTTTTGTGAATGGTGTTTTATTATTAAATGTTGTTCTAATGTTTTTATTTAATTCTATATTAAAATAATTTGATATTAAAGCCTTCAAACTATATTTCATTTTCTTGCCACATTTTAATACTCTTTCAGTAAGCATAGTATCATGTATATATCTTAAATTTAATTCAAATTGAGATTTAAGAAATAAACAATCAAATTTAGCATTGTGAAATATTTTAGTAGTTGCTTCAGCTTTAAATATATCTTTAAGGGGTGTGATATCAGTACATCTGACATCTATTATAAATTGATGATCTTTATCACCTATTTGTAACATAACTATTTTATCATCGATATAGTCTAAACCTGTGGTTTCAGTATCTATAGCAATTAGCGATTTACCGCTACAATACTTCACAACATCATCAATAACCCCTTTTCTATAATGATAATCTTGTGAAGTTGTAGCGTTTCCTATATATGTAATCATCCAGTTAGAGTCATTTTAACTAATTCACAAACTGCTTTACCATAATGAGTTTTAAATTCTTGTTCATTATGGATAAATGTTTCTTGTTTATCTTTATTAGCTTTTAAATAAGATTCTTCAAAATCTTTATAATCTCCACCTTTAATTAACATATTTATAAATTTCATGTGTCCCATATTAAAATACTTTAGTTAAACATAAAACAATAAATAAAAAGAATATAACAGCAATTATAGCTATTATATCCTCAAATAATTCTTTTTTCATCAGCTATAATGTTTTTGTGCTAATGTCTTACCAGTAGGCATAGCATAAGTTTGTTCGACTTTAATTCTCCTAAAATTATGATTAGGATAAGTAAAGCCAAAATGTAATTGAAAAGTAACATCAGAAGTAATAGTTTTAGGTATGTTCCATACTTTTTTATGGTCTTTATAAATGCCATCTTTATTGTAAACATATTTGGTACTAACTATTTTTTGATGTTTTGAAATTCTATCTAATCCCATATTTTGAGTATTTAAAATTAAAAGGGATAGTAAACTATCCCCTTTAAATGTTGCATCGTAGTGCATAAGTATTTGATATCCAAGTAGTTAAAACAGCTTATACACAAATTATTTATATTTGATTAACAAATATAGTTATTTTTTATATATAAAACAATAATATTTAAAATTATTTTATAGCTGGTTAGCACGAGGATTTATATAAAATACAATTAGTAAATATACAATGTATACATTATAAAATGCCTCTAAAATAGGACTTACAATTATAATGTACACATTGTAATCAATTGTAATTAAGTTTCAATGTTATAGAGTTTTATTCTCTTATAATACATCTTCATCAAATATTTCACCTGTTTCAACATCAACAAGTTCTTTTGTTAGATCTCCTACAGATAGTGTAGTAGCATCTGGTGTAAGAATGCTGTGTTTTGGTGCTTCTTCACTTAATACTACAGAAGTATTACTATAAATGTAATTACCTTCATGAGTAATAAAATCTCCATCTTTACCTTTTCTTTTGGCAGCTCGATCTTTATTTTCTTCTTGCCAATCATTAGCTTCAGTTGTTTCTATTATTTGAATTCTACAACGTGTTCCATCTATTGAAGGATTCAAAATATTTAGAAATAACATTTCACCTTTTTCAGTCATTTCCCACCCAGCATCAACACCAAGATTGATTCCAAATGTTTTAGTTGCATCAGCTGGTTCAGCAGTAACCCAAGCTCTTCTTGCGTTAGCACTAAATCTTTCATCAGATGCATTTAATATACCTAATATATTTTGTGCTTTGCCGTTAGGTATTACTTCAGCAAATTCCATGTGAACTTTATCTCCTCCTACTTTTCTAGCAGATACTAATAAAGTTTGTCCTTGTTTTAACGTCTCAATTGACCCTGAATTTAATTGATTTTTCATTTTTAATGATTTTTTTAGTTATACAAATTATTAATTCTATTTTCTTCTAATTCACGAAGAGTGATTACACCAAGTTCTTTTGCTTCATCATCTAAATCTTGATCATGAAGAAATAAGTGTGGTGCCACTTCTTTGATATTGTTATTTAATACTGATGTACATTCTGCTAAAAAATGTATAGCATCATATTCATCTGTAAATACTTTTTCTCTGATATCACAAAGAGATGTAATGCTACAGGTATGATCGCCTGTTTCATCACATTCATATTTAATGCTTATTTTAGTCATCAGAATAAGTACCATCAGTGTTAGTATGAAAGCCATTTTGATAGAAATGACCTTTGTTTACAAATTGATGGTGAGTCCAAGCACCTACAAAATGACCTAACCAAAAGCAATCCATTATAGATTTAGGTTCTAATAAATACAATAAGTATGCATTTATTTCTTTACCTGTCATATGTTTTGTGGTTTCATTTATATCTTCAATATCACTTATAAATGTGTGTTGAAGTTTTTGCATAAAACCTGGTGATGTACCATAAATAGTATCAGGATTATCACTTTTAGTTTCAGATGATATTCGTCTGATAGCGTCAAGATATAGCTCTTGAAAAGCTTGGTTAATATCTGATTTGTTTTGACATTTATATGCCTGCCATTCCAGTTTGGCATTGGATTCTTCGAAGAATTCTTTCATGTTAATTGATTTTAAATGATTAATAAATATTTATGATTTATACAGTTTACTCTGTTAGATTAATAATAATTGCTGGTAACTATATCGTAACTATATTTAAGAAACAGCATATAGTATTGTATAGTCGCTTACCCACAGCCTGTTTCAAATCTGTAGCACCAGCAATTATTATTTTGATTGTGTTTTTAATGCTTTTAAATGTTATTTACTATTTTTATCAATCCAGCTACTAATTTGACTGGATACATATATCCCTACAGCTATTCCTGCTAATAGGGATATAAGATTTGTGATTATAATTGTTTCCATCTTGAATATATACCGTCTTTCATTTCTTTTATTATACTTTTTTCTATTTCTTTTGCTTCTATTAAATGATTTAAATCTTTGACAGCTTGTACTAGAACTACTGTTAGCTCATTTATTTTATTTGCTAATCTTTCATTTTCTTTTATTATATTAGTAGGATCTTCTACTGGATTAGCAACAGTTCTATCAAGTTCAAAGTCAGCAAGAGCATGTTTGTTATTAATCTTTGGAACTGGTTTATAGTTCTTTGTAATATTAATTAATTGCTTTTTTGTATCAGCAGGCAATAAATCTGCTAAAGTGTTACCTTTTCTCATGATTTTAAATGATTTTAAATGATTAACAAAATACACAAAACTTGTTCACCCTGACTCTTATGCTTTAAAAGAGCCTTTAGTACTAATACTATTACCTTTCTCTTAGTTTACGGCAGTTCCACTAGGGATGTTATGGCCACATTACGGTGTGAACAAGAATTTATTTTACTTGTGTGGTTAATAATTGTGTTATATAAATATAATCAATGTGTTTTACATTGACAGTGAAATATGCTAAAAATGCGTGTGTGATAGCTGGTTGCTACTCTTACACGCACATTTAACATTAAAATATAAAAAAAGAGTAATTACTTACTCTTTTTGGGTATGGAAAAGGCCTTGCGTCTTTTCATTAATACCTCTTCTAGCTTATTATCAGCTTCTAAGTCTGATATAAGTTTACTGGAAGTATTCTTCCAGCTATGAATCTTGTAAAAGTCTCCTTTTGCAAGAGTGCCATCAATGAAAGGTTCACCTTTCTTTGTGAGCGATACATATGCAATAGAGCCATGCTCTTTGTCATTGTATTGAAAGTTCTTCTTGGTACAAGAAAACTGTTCAGGTATACCATCAACTTGTTTGATTGGTTGCATGATAAAGCTGCAGTATTCTGACCAGCTTTGTTTACCAGCAGAACCTGCTGGTTTGTTGTTAGTAGCTCTAACAATAGCTTCAAATATAATACTCATGATTATTTGATTTTAATTAAACTTAATTACATTTTCAGGTACGGGGTACCCGAACCTTCAAAACAAGGTGGGGTGTAATTTTAAATACCCCTACGCTCTCAAAGATCCTCCCAAAAAAAATTTTTTAACAATTTTTTAACATGTTATTAACATTACTATAACACAGAGGTAGTATATTTGTAATATGCGAATAGATATTTCAAAATTTTTATATTTTTTAATAATAATCCTTGTTTATATAATAGGAATTGCTTAATATTGCACTGGAATCATAGATCACCCTAGAGGGCCAGAAGGTAGTTATAGGGTCAGAAGTTGGGTTTACGAGTTAATTTATTAACCACGGTTGTCCCCAATAATTCCAAAAATTGCTTTGATATAAAACTTAGGTGGGAGTAATACTATAGGCTGACAGAAATGTACCCACGCAGGCTAAAAACGGTAAGTAGAAATTCAAAGTTAAACTAATTTCCAAGGGGGGAGGTATATCCAATTCACAACAAAATGGCAACTACTAAAAGAATAATTAAGATCTCTAAAGAGGAACACGATAGACTTAAAAAGGACTATGGGCACACCTTTGATCTATATTTTCAAGTTGATCAGCATTATGTAATTGGAGATCTTAAAGACCTAAAAGCCGCTGGTATACCTCTAGATGTTCCTTTCTATTAAAAAAATATTTTATTTTTGTTTGGATATATAAAAAATTTCTTTATATATTTGTGTATAACTAAAAATAAAATAGGCTATGTCTAAACAAACTTTAAAAAACTTTACTCCAACAAGAGATTGGGTATTAGTTGCTGATCCTAGAGAGCAGGAAACTGAAGGTGGTATTATATTACCTGATAATGTTAAAGCTAAATTACAATCTAATATTTCTGAAATTTTATCTATAGGGCCTGATTGTAAAGAGGCAAAAATAGGAGATCTTGCTATGATCAATCCTTCTACTACAGGTAATATTATAACAATAGAGGATAAAGCATATATTATGATCCCAGAACATTTTTGTATGGGAATATTTAAACAATAATTATGGGAAAGATTTATTTAATATCAGAAATGGTACAATGGAAACAAGATTTCTTTAGAGATATGTATGGAGAAGAAATATATGGAATAACTAAAGATGGATCTGTTTTATATAATACAGATAATAAAAAGATTTCTGATCGTGTATATTATACATATTTAGCAAAAGAAGAACCAGTAGAATAAATGAAAGGAACAGTTACTATTAGTTTAGAGGATTATAATAAGCTAACTAAAAAGAATGAGTTACTTAAAAATAAAGAAGAATATCTTTATCAAACAGCTAAAGAATTATCTGTATTTTTATCTTTTTTATCAGGTAGAGAAAATATGGATAAATATATAGAGCAATTTAATTTACAATCTAAAACTAGTAAAATAAAATTTGAAGGTAGTAAAGCAGTAATAGAATTTAGAGATGTTAAAAACTAGATTTATAATACATGAACTTGAAGAATGGCTTTATACATATTTAGACTTTGAAGAAAAAATAGAAATATTTAAAGATATGAATTTAGCTAGTATAGTAACAATAAATAATTATATAGATGAGCATGATTTTATAATAGAGATAGTAATAAACCAAAGAACAGTAAAATGAATATAACTTTAAAAATAGATAGCAATTATAAATATTTACAATTTTGGAATAGTGTATTTAATTTAACATCTAAAGAATTAGATGTTTTATCTGCTTTTATGGATATTAATAAGGATAAAAATTTATGTTCTTATGATAATAAAGTAAAAGTAGCAAAAAAATTAAAAATAGATGATCCAAATAAATTAAATAACTACGTAAAGCGCTTTAAAGATAAAGGTGCAATAATTTTAAAAAATAATAACTATGTTTTACATAAGCTCCTCAAAACCAAATCAACCATATCTGTTAAAGTGGTTCGCTAGTGTTGGTGATGGTAAATATTTAATTGCAATATATGGAATAAAAGATGCTGTAGTTGAAATATTAATGGATAATAAAGGTAATTATATAAAAAGTAAAATTATAACAGATGAATATATTTAAATTAAGCTTGCAATTTGCAAAAGAAGCAGCAAATTATGTTAAATCAGGAATGTCAAATGTTTCTGTGGATCAATATGAAGAAAGACTAAAAGCATGTCAATCTTGTGAGCATAGAGTAGAAGGTACCCATAATGATACATGTGGATTATGTGGATGTAATATTGCAGTTAAAGCTAAATGGGCAACAACAGAATGTCCAGATAAACCAGCAAGATGGCCAGAAATAAAAAAGAAATAATTTATTTCTTAGCAAATAAATATAATATTCCTTTAAAGAAGGTTGAAAAAATTATAGATTCACAATTTAAATTTGTTTCTATAATTATGGCAAAAGATAGAATGTTTGACACTGTTAAATTGCCTTATTTTGGTAAATTTACAGTTAATAAAAAAAGAGTAGAACATATAAATAAATTAAAAGATGGCGTTACAAGACGATCTGATAATAGTAAAAAATAAAGTAGCAGTGCCTAGTGCATATGCTTTATTAATAAAAGAATTTAAAACTCTTGATATAAAAGAATTGGGATATGTCTATTTTATGTGCGATCATAGATCCGCTTATGCAGTTTATGAATGGGATAAACGACACGAAGAAGTAAAAAGTAGTATATTTGGAACCAAAAAATGGGATCCATCAAAAAAGATAAAAATTGCATGTGACAAATATAATGAATTAATAGAAACTTCTGCAGTTAAATTATTAAAGGCTGCAAGAGAATCTGTAAAGAAGCTAGAAACTTATTTTAGAACTGTAGATCTAGCTTTAGTAGATGATAATGGCAGGCCAATATTTCATGCTAAAGATCTAGTTAATAATCTTGAAAAAATGGGTAAAGTAGTTGATGGATTATCTAGATTAGAAGATATAGTTAAAAAAGAAGAGCAAGCAAACAATCCTACACGAGGTGGGGTTGAAGTTAATAAATATAGTCAATAATTAAAAATAAAAACAATGATAAAATTTTTTAATGGCTGGACACCCAGCAAGCAAGTAGATAGATTTGAAATAACATTAAGATTAAGTATCTTAACAATTTTTGAATTTTCTTATGATATTTCTGATAAAAAGTTTAAATTAGTACTTTTAAATTACGGTATATCTAATTAGTATGTATAATTACAATGCAAAATGTGTCAGAGTAGTCGATGGAGACACTCTTGATGCTGAAATAGATCTAGGCTTTGATGTAAAAATCAAAAAGCGAATAAGATTGGCTGGTATTAATGCACCAGAGTCTAGAACTAGAAATAAAGTAGAGAAAAAATTAGGCTTAGCTGCAAAAGAAAGATTGATTGAAATAATGGAAGGAGCAGCTGATTGCTTTGAATTAGAATCACAAGAACTTGGTAAATACGGTAGAGTTCTTGGTAAATTACATATTAATAAATTATCAGGTAAAAACACATTAACACAAGTTTGTGTAAATGATTTATTAGTTAAAGAAGGACACGCCGTAGAATATGATGGAGGTAAACGTTAAAATGGAATTTTTAGAAGATTTAGATTTGTATAATAGAGCAATGGAAAATGCTTATCTACTTGTTACTGGTAAAAAAACTCTAGAAGAGTTATTAACTGGAAATGTAAAAGATATACCATTACCATTTGATCCTGAAAATGAAGATGGAAAATCTTCAGATGTTCTTGATATACTTATAGTATATTATGAAGAAATGGAAGAATATGAAAAATGTGCTGAACTTACAAATTTAAGAAAAAATGCTCCAGAATACCAATAGATTACGACAAGAAGCCTTATATTTTCAAAAACATGGGTATTATACAAAAGCCCTTCCTGGTACTAAAGATTACTATGATTATTGGGACGAACAAAAAAAGAGATGTCTCTACGGATATAAAATTGGTGAGTTAACTATAACAGGATTTCATTATTTTTATTTAAATTTTTGCCCAATAGATAGGGCAGTAGATGAAGAACTTCCAGACGGTACTATTCAGTCTAGAAGGGAAAGAACTTTTCCTGCTTTTTATGATGGGGATTGGAAATACTTTAATGAAATAGATAAAGCAAGAAAAACCAATCAACATATGATTGTCTTAAAGGCAAGACGTAAGGGTTATTCTTATAAAGCTGGTGCAATGCTAGCAAGAAATTATTTCTTTGTGCGTAATTCTAAAAATTTTGTATTTGCTAGTCAAAAAGAATATTTGATTGGTGATGGTCTTTTATCTAAAGCATGGGATTTTCTTTCTTTTATAGATGATCATACAGCTTGGACTCAACCACGGTTAAGAGATCGAGAAATGACCAAACAATCAGGATATAAGAAAAAAGTAAATGGGGTTGAAATTGAAATGGGAATGAAATCTCAGATCATAGGAGTTTCTCTTAAAGATAATCCAGATAAAGTAAGGGGTAAAGCAGGTGAATTAATATTCTTTGAAGAAGCAGGATCTTTTCCAGGATTATTAAAAGCATGGGAAGTAGCAATGCCAACTATGCGTCAAGGTGCTAAAACATTAGGATTAATGGTAGCATTTGGAACAGGTGGTACAGAAGGTGCAGATTTTGAGGCTATGGAAGAGATATTTTATAATCCAGAAGCTTACGATTGTATGACATATGACAATATATGGGATCAGGGTGCTATGGGAAGTAAATGTGGATATTTTATTCCTATACAACAAAACTTAGAAGGATTTATTGATGAAGATGGTAATTCTATAGAACAAGAAGCTATAGAATATGAAGAAGGAATGAGAGAAAAAAAGAAGATGGCTGCAGATTCTAAAGCTTTAGATCAATATGTAGCAGAACATCCTTTTTCTCCACAAGAGGCTACTCTTCAAATAACAGCAAACTTATTTGATGTGGCTTCCATCCAAGCACAATATAATAAAATAAAAGCACACGGACTCCACTCCATAGGCACGAACGGTCAATTGTACTATGAGAAAGAGGGTAATATTAAATTTAGGCCTATACCAGATGGTAAACCAATTTTAAGATACCCGCATAGAAAAGGGGATGACAACTCTGGATGTATTACGATCTATGAATCTCCTTATAAAAATGAAAAAGGGCAGGTTCCTATGAATTTATACGTATTATGTCATGACCCTTATGGTCAAAATCAATCTGCAGATTCTATGTCATTAGGGGCAGCTTATGTAATAAAAAGGCCTAATAATATATCAAGACCTGATGATATGATTGTAGCATCTTATGTTGGAAGACCTGATACATCTGATCAATATAATAGAAATTTATTTATGCTAGCAGATTATTATGGATGTAAAATAGGATTTGAGAACGATCGTGGGGAAATAATAGCATATGCAAAAAGACATAGAAAACTTCATAAATTACAGGAAGAATTTGAGATGTTAGATAAAAAAGATTTAAGATCTAGAACCGTAAAACGTCAATATGGTATGCATATGACAGAGCAAAGAAAGCGTCAAGGAGAGATTTATATACGAGATTGGTTAATTTCTCCACGTGGAAGTGATGAAAATGGAGATAAACTTCTTAACTTGCATAAAATTTATGATCCAGCTTTATTACAAGAACTAACAAAATTTAATCATAAAGGAAACTTTGACCGTGTAATGGCATTAATGATTGGCATGTTTCATACAAGAGAATTATATAATGCAGAAGTAAAAGAAGTATTAGAAGATAGATCTTCAGATAATTGGTTTGATAAAAATTATAAATAAAGGGGGTGACAGGTTTGCCACTTGCTAGGTGATGTACTTAGCTTTGGAACGTGAGTTCGATTCTCACCACCTCCACAAAAAGTGGTATAGTTATAATATATATATATAAAGTATAGTATATATTATATTAATATAAAAAATTTAATTATTTTTGTGGGATGAGTACTTACCAAGATATACCTAGACAAAAATTACCTATTTCTAAAAAAGGAAAGAAATGGAGAGAAGAGAACGTAGAAGCGTTTATCAATTTATCTACTTTGGGTGGATATCATGGAGGGTCTTCTTCCAGAAGAGATACATTACAAAGATTATATGATTTTTATAATGGAGAAATTTCAAATGAAGATTATGATTATGTATTAAAGCCATATGGAAAAACACGTAAAAATTTTCCTTCTAAACTTAGAAATTTTCCTATAATAAAACCTATTATAGATCTTTTATTAGGTGAAAAATCAAAACGACCTTTTAATTATACAGTATCTGTAACTAATGCAGATGTTATAACTGAGAAACAAAAAGCTAAAAGCCAATTAATAATGATGAATCTACATCAAAGATTTGTCAATGAGCTTAATGCTTCTGGAATGGAAACAGGAGTTCCTAGTCAAGAAGTTCAAATGCCTGAACAAATTGCAGCATTATTTGAAAGAAATTATCGAGACAATAGAGCTATAATGGGTCAACATGCAATAAATTATATTATGCAACAACAAGAAGTTCATGATAAATTACAAAAAGCATGGTTTCATTTTTTAGTATGTGGAGAAGTATATACAGAAAGAGGAGTAAGAGTTGGGGAACCTTTTTATGAAATATTAAATCCTTTAGATATAGACTATGATTTAGATCCAGATTTAGAATTTGTAGAGGATGGAGATTGGGCAGTAATTAGAAGATTTGCACATGCTTCTACAGCTATAGATAAGTATCATGAATTTTTTACAGATGCAAATATAGATCAATTAGAAAATCCTACTCAAAATACTACTGATTCTTGGTTAATGCATAAATCACAAACTCCTGATAAAGATCCATGGAGAAGTAGATTAATAGAATGTATTACAGTATATTGGAAATCTAGAAGAAGAGTAGGATTTTTACAATATGCAGATCCAAATACAGGACAAATAGAAGAACTAGAAGTAGAAGATGGATTTAAAATGCCGCCTGAATTAAAAGAACAAAATGCTAAATTAAGTTGGCTTTGGGTAAATGAGGTATGGCAAGGAACTCGTATTGATGGAGATATATTTATAAATATTAACCCAGTTATAAACCAAAGAGGATCATTAGACAATCCTTCCAAATGTAAATTACCAGTTAATGGTCGTAGGTACTCAGACATTAACTCATCTAATATCTCTTTGGTTTCTCTGGGTATTCCATATCAATTAAATTATAATATCTATAAATATAGATTAGAGCTTGCAATTGCTAGATCTAAAGATATTATAGCTCAGTTTGATATTAATATGATCCCTAAAAAATGGGATATGGATAAATTTATGTATTATGTAGAAGGTACAGGTATTGCTTGGGTAGATTATAATAAAGAGGGCATTCAACTTAATCCTCAACATCAAGCTGTATTAGATATGTCTATTAAAACAATAGAACAATATATAGTGCTTCTTAATTCAATTATGGATGAATGGGAAAAACTTTCAGGAGTTAATAGACAAAGACAAGGGCAGGTTGGTACATATGAAGGAAAAGCTACTTCACAGCAAGCGATCGTACAATCATCTCATATTACAGAAGATATGTTTAGAAAATTTGGAAGATTAGAACAAAGAGATCTTCAGGCTTTATTGGATTATTCTAAAGAAGCTTGGTTAACAGGTAAAAAAACAGAATATGTAATGCCTGATGGAACTACAGACTTTTTAAATATACAAACATTAGAGCATATGGAAGCTGAATATGGAATTTTTGTAACAGATTCTGGATCTGAATTTGATAAGATTATGCAGGCAAGACAATTAGGTCAATCAATGATGCAAAATGGAGTTCCTGCTTCTGCTATTATGGATATGATGGAAGCAAATTCATTTACTCAAATAAAAGATAAAATTAAATCTGCAGAAAAACAAATGCAACAACTTGCTCAACAACAACAGCAAGCTGAACAGCAAATGCAACAAGCACAAATGCAAGCGCAACAACAAATAAAAGAACTTGAAGCAGAAGAAAAAGATGCAGATAGAGATAATAAAATTGATGTAGCAGAAATACAAGCTCAAACAGCTATAACAGTAGCACAAATGAAAACTGGTACAGAAGCTACTAGAATAGAAGTTGATAGAGAAAAAGAAATAAGAAAAGACGATACAAATAAAGAGCAATTGCAAGAAGACCGAAGAAGTAATATTGCAAAAGAGGGAATAGAAAGAACTAAAGCCAAGGCCCAAGTAAAGAAGGCTAACCAAGACAGTAAAAAAAATAATAACACTAAAAAATAATTAAGATATGGCAACTTTAACACCAACTTTAACTTTAACAAGTTCAGATGCAGGAGCCGATGCTTTAAGTTTGTCAGTTACTGACAGTTTAAGTGTCGTTGGAGATGTAATTAGAAAAAGAATTGCTATTCCAACAGGTGGTAGCAATGGAGTATCAATCATTGGAACTGCTTATAATAAATGTTATGTATTCGTAAAAAATACAGATACCTCAATTGTTATGACATTAGGCCCTGATGATTCTAGTACAGCAGATTGGATGGAACTAGGTCCAGGAGAATTTATGTTTTTTAACTGGGATGGGACTGTAGAATTATTTGCAAATTCAGACAGTGGAAATCCTATATTAGAATTAATGATATTTGAAGCAACAGCATAGTAATAATAAAAATAAAATAATAATAATATGGCAACATTAACACCGACCCTTACGTTAACAAGCTCAGATGCACAATCTGATGCTATTAGTATAACAGTAACAGATTCATTAACAATTACAGAACCTACAGAACTAGGTAAAGTATCTGTAATACATACAGGTACTGGAACAGTATTAGGAGTTGCATCTGCAGGTGCTTACTATCTTTATGTAAAAAATATAAGTAGTACAAATAGTAAACCTGTAGATATTAGACTTGTAGATAATACAGCTTTTGGACAAATAGCTACAGGAGAGTTTGCATTTATACCAGTAAAAACAGCATTGGGTGTAGAGCTTATGGCAATTGATGAAACTGTAGTTTGTGAGTACGCAATATTTAAAAAAGGGTAATAGTAGTATATGTCTGATTTAATGAATTTATTAAAACAGGCTATTGCACAAAGGCAAAGTTTTACGGAACTAAAACGTGATCAAGAAGTTCAAGTTGCAAATACTGCACAAGAACAAGAAGAAGGATTGCGTAATAAACCTTTGGGCACTAGCATGGTATTTCCTAACTCTAGGGGTAATTTTAACACTAGAGGAATGAAATATAATATTAATATTGATAAATATAATGATCAAGGTCATCTAGTTCAATCTTATAGAAATGTTCCTCCAGGTATAGATAATTTACCTATGGGAGATAAAACAGGTACAGTTATAGAGACTCCTTCAGAATATAAAAAAGGAGGCCCTGTTAAATATCAAGGCGGCGGAAGTACTAATACAGGATGGGGAAATAAAGAAAATACAAAAAGAAAAGTAAAAACCTTTAATTATGAAAACTGGTCTAAGAAGGAACTCGATGCCTTTATAAAAGAACATAATTTAACATATGATAATAGGTGGAAGACTGTTCATCCTAAAGGACAGGCTGTAAAATTTTCAGAATCAGATTATTTAAAATGGTTAGAAAATCCAGAATTAGTTTGGAAACATTTTAACTTACCTCCAAATCTTTTTGGAGATGTAAAAAATAATTCTAAGTTTAGTGATTTTCAAAATTTTATTACAGGAGTAGAGAGACATAAGACTAATGATTTTCATGAATGGTTAACTAGTGCAAGTTTTATAAACAATAGAGACTTTGAGTTTAAAGATTCTGACGGCACACATAAAAAACCAGGAGAACAAGTAAATCTAGCAGGTGACACTAAATTTTTAAAGTATAAAATATCTAATGCTGCTCCTTATCTTTATTATGCAGCTGCTAATAAAATTCCTTTAAAAGATTTACATACATTTATTGAAGGGCCAAGAAATCATGGGAACATAGGAGAGTTTACAAAAGGAATATATAAAAATCAACCTTTTGTAGATTATGTTGGTCAAGATTGGGGAAGTGTACAATATAAGAAGTTCGATCATGACAAAGGACAACAAGTAAATCAAGTAGGTCTAAAAGGTGAAATGGGATATCCAATAAATTGGTTTGTACCAAAAGTTTTGGTTCAATTAGATGTAACTGGCCCAGGGTATAAAAGAAAACGAGAAAGAGAAGAAAGAAAAAAGACAGGAAAAATAAGAAGAAAAAAAGATATTATAAAAAAAGAAGATACTATAGAAGAAGTTCCTGTAATAAAAGAATATGATTTTAGTCAAAATGTATTTCCAGACACATTCCATAAAGGAACAGAAGAAAAAGATCGTAATGCTGTTATAGTATTAGATGGTTATAATTATTATAGCCCACAAGAATATGTAGCGCATATGCAAAAAGTAGGAAGACCTGTAAATGTACACGCTATAAATAATAGAGCAACAAAAGAAGAATTAGGATTAATAAAAAAAGATGGGCAATGGTGGGCTGGCAATGAAGGTTATAATCCTAATTATGGTAAAAAAGGATATATGCCTAGTCCATTAAAATGGGAAGGCGATTCAGATAAAAATCCTTCAAAGAAAAAAATAGGGGGGCCAATTAATTATCAAACTGAAGGGGAAATTCCTGACAAAGATCTTCCACAACTTATAGTAAGTGATGATACTGAAAGAGCTTATTATGATCCACATCCTCTTGCTAATACTATTCATATGAATCGAGATGAACTTAATAGAGGAACTGTTTTACCTCATGAAATGTTTCATTGGCAACAAAGAGAAGCTGGAGGATTATTTGAAAATCCTTTATTAACGCCTCATCCTGCAGGTCCAGTAACAGAAGAAACATTATATAGTCATTATGATAGAAGACAACATGACCTTGATAGACAAACGCAAGACGAATTTACTTTCTTTCCTGAATCAAAAATGGTTCCTAATTTTACAAGAAATGTTGTAGCTGAACAGCAAATGTATAATAATCCTTATACAGCAGAAGGAGAAGCAAGCATGTTTGAATCTCACTATAGACATGATCCTGCTTATATAAATCTTCAAAGTCGTGTTTTAAGAAATGCTAAGTATAAAAAAACAGGCGGGCCAGTCAAATATCAAAAGAAGGGTTCAATAACAATGACAGATAAAGAAGAAAAAAAATTTTGGAAAGAACAAAATAAAAAAGGAATATATCAAACTGAATATGATGAAGAAGGTCGAAAAAGAGTAGATAAAGATATACGAAGAATTACTAATGAACAAAAAACTACAGAAATTAATACAGAGGGTCTTAATAGACCAGTAGATGTTTATCCAAATCCTGTATCCTCTGAATTTATGCAGAATGAGCCCTTTGAGTCTCCATTTTTTATGTCTAAAATAAATTATATTCAAGATCAAATAAATTATTTTTTAGGATTAAAAGATCCAACCTCTTTAATTAGTAGAAGATTAAGTGGGGAGTTTTCAAGTGCTGTAGATGAATCAAATACTATCCAAAAGTTTCAACAATATGATCCTACACTACCTAGACAATTTGGGATAAATAATTATTCTAATAAAACAACAGAAGCAGAGTGGGATGAGGATGGTAATTATATGGGTATTAAAACCGTTGATGATTTTTCAGGAGGTGATTTTAGCGATTTAAGAGTAACTCCTGAAAATGTACTTAAAACAACAATACCAAGATTAGCTAATATTACTTTTTTAGATATGGGAGATGATGATAAAAAGCGTATAACAATTATGAAAAAATTAAACGCTTTGTCAGAAGATTGGATAGAGGAACATGGAACTTTAGACGGTTTTAATATTTATGACCATATAACTGTAAAACAAGCAAAAGATTTAAGCAATTTTTCGGGTGCACATGTTGATTCTTTTTTTAAACCTTTTATGGATAAAATAAATGACGATACTTCTAGCGACTATAAAAGAGAGACATTAATGGAGTCTGGTGAAGATCCTAATGATCCAAGATTTGAAAATCTTATGGCTACTATCACAATGCCTAAAGAAGAAACTGATTGGTTATGGAAAGATATAGGAATGGGTAAACTAGGATCTTGGTTTACTACTCTTATGCATGAGATAGGACATGTGAGTGCCCGTGATGATTTTTTGTCAGAAAGAGATGCAAGAATACTGAAAGATTTAAATTATGCTAATTTTTGGAAAGACGAAATGCCTGAAACCATGCAGGATACGATGCACCAATCTGGTTTCCATTTAAATGAAATTACAACACATGAAGCTTATGCAGATTTAACTGGAGTAAGATTAGATATGCTTGAAAAAGGTATTTATGATTACAAAACAGAACAGATGACTATAGAGCATTGGCAGGAATATGTAAAGTCTTATGATCCTGATATGAAGACTACTAATGAAAACTATCCTATATCTTTACAAAGAATGCTTTGGAGATATAGATTGCCTGATAATAAAATAGGACGTGAAACAAAATATTCAACTGATCCCAATCTTATATATGATCCAAAAGGAACGGGAAATGATCAAGATAGTAATATTAGATTTATAAATAATTCTATAGCTGGAATTTCGACAGAAATAGGTGATGATATTGGTTCTCCAGCGGCACGAAGTAAAACAGGTGGGTTAGTACAATTAGGAAGTGGGGGACTTGTACAATATCAAACTGAAGGAGAGGTAACAGGTACTCGTATACCTTATCACGCAAAAACTAGAGAAGAAGAAATTGAATTTGCGCAACAGTGGAGTCCTTATGGGGGAACTGGAGGTTCTATTCAGGATTGGCAGGATCGAGAACAAAATGAATATTATACTAAATATGAAGGTGTAACAGAAGCAGATATAAAGAAAAAATATAAAAAATTAAACTATAGATCAGATTCTCAAGGAGATGAAACAAGAAAAGAATGGAAACAAAGAATAAAACTAGAAGAAGAAGCAGAACTTAAAGAATTTGCTGTATGGCCACAAAAAGTACAAGACTTAAAAGATGAAGAGTGGGCAAAATACAATGAGTATAGACATGAAACTCCAGAGGGAAATATAGAAAGAGACAAAGCTAAAGCATATTTTACTAATTATTTTGAATCTCCTAAATTTAAAGAAAGAGTAATAGCACAATATGGAGAAGAAAATTATGAGGCTATTAAGGCAGAAAAACTTGAAATGTTAAACACTCTAGATTTTTACGAAACAGATCCTGAAGCTTTTTTATATTCTGTGGGTGAAGGAGATTATATTGGTCAACATAAGGACTATATAATGACTACAGGTAGTTATAAAGCGGATACACACACAGCACAATATAATGTTGCACAATCTGAAAAAATGGGTATGCCCCTTGATGCTATAATTGTTAATGAAATAACACATGGGACAGGCGCAACGGATTATTATAAAGCGAAAGAAGACAATCCTTTTGCGGGACTACCAAATGAAAACTGGAAAGGTTATGTATATGATCCAGAAACAGATACATATATTCCAGATCCTAATGCGTATGGTGTTAAATCTGTTATGTCTGATTACGAAAGAAACATAGCAAGTAAAAGAAAAGAGTCAGCAGTAAAAAATAATCATGATGAACGTCCTACTGAAGTTAAATCTGATATTGAATCAACAAGATATGAATTGAGTACAGAGGACATGTATGATTTTAATGATCCTGATTTTCAGTTTACAGAAGAGCATTTAGAATACATGCGTAATAACCCAGAAAAATTTCAAAAGTTTAATAAGGTATTATCTAGAGATTATGAAGACGAAGTAATTTTAGAGATGATGAATGTGTTTGTAGAGAATGATGAAATTATGGATGATACTACTGATCCTAACAGAACTATGCGTGGTCAAACTGGAGGTGTAGTTAATTATCAAAGTGAAGGGCAATTACAAAAATATAGTGAAAATGCTACTGATGAAGAAAAAAGAAATTATTGGTTAAATTTAAATTCTGATAAAAATTTTGTACAAAGAATTTTAAATCCTGATTTAAATCATGGTAAAGAAATACCTCATCCAGAAAGTGGATTACGTATGTCTCATGCTATGGAATCTGGAGAAATTAATGGTATGCCCGTAGTTTATCCTAGAGTTGTTGAAGTGCCAGGAGAAAATAGATTTCATTATTTTGAAACATCAAAAGAAGCTCAAGCTTATGCAGCACAAACAGGAGAATATATAGTAACTGATACTCATGAAGAGGCTATATGGTTAGCAAAAGATAATTATAAAACTCCTGAATTTGTACGTGCGTATGGAGACTCAGATCATAAAAAACAAATGGGTGGATTTTGGCATATTGAACAACCTAAGAAAAAACAATATCAAACTGGAGGAAGTGAAGAAACAAAAGAAAAAAAAGAACATATATTATTTCGTACAGGAAGATCTGCTGAAGATGATTTATTAGATAAACAGTTTTTGAAGAAAATAGCAATGAAAATTGTTGATGAAAGAAGAGGAGAAATATCACAAGAGGAGGCTCTTAAAAAAGTAGAATTTTTAATGAATTTTGTAGGTAGGCAAGAGTCTTATTATAATCCTGAATTAAATTCTTCAGGAGAACTTCCTTATATACCTATGGGAGTTACAAATACTAAAACTCAAATAAATCCAGCAGAAGGGGCTTATCATTTTAAACCTGATGGATTAAAAACTGCTATGCAAAGAGTTAAAAATTTTCTAGGATCTTCTGACGATCCTGATAGTTTTTATCATCAGGCTAAAAACTATGGATGGATAGATGAAAACGCAAAACCAGGAAGTAGATTTAATCCTTATTGGTATACTGAATTACAAGATCATATGGATCCTAACCAATTAACAAAAACACAACAGGATATTTTAATTCTTTTAGATTGGGCAGAAGGAGATGCTAAATTAACAGATTATATACAAGGAAATATAAGTGAAGTAGATTTTTATATGCATGGGCACCATAGAGGAGAAAGAGGTAAAAATTATGATAAAAATTTAGAAAAAGAAATTAGATCTAAAGCAACTGGAGTATTTGAAGCTTATGAATCTGAAGTAGAAAAAGGCAATTATGATAAATATTCTTTATTTGACGGAGTAGAAGATGTAACTCTTAGAAATTTATTTTTAAAAGAAGGATATAAAAATCAAAATGTATCAGGATTTCTTAAAAATTATAAAAGAATAAAAGAAATTAATTCTTATCAAACTCAAGGATTTTTAAGTCATCCAGTAGATAATACATATGTAAAACAACCAACATTTAATATACCAGAATACGATAAAAAGTTTAATCAGAATATAGATAAAGATAAAAATAATATTATATCAAACTTTGAATTTTTACTATCTTCAAATAAACCTCAAGACGAACATACGATGTCTCTTAATTCTTTTAAAAGAGATATTACACAAGCTTTAATACAAAAAGGATATACTAATCCTGTAGTTAATTTAGATCCTAATAATTTATCAGGTGCTTGGGTAGATGATGCCTGGATGACAGATGGTGATATATTTGGAAATTCACAATCTTCCTCTTCTACAACTAGTAATGTTGTATCGACTTCAGGGTATGGTTCAATAATAGATGATGATCCATTACTTGGAGATATAAATAATGATCCTGATGAAGGAGACTCTAATTTAGATGTAAGTGTAGATTTGGATTCTCAAAATGAATTATTAAATCAAATTGAATCTTCTGATTGGATAAACTCTCCATCATTTATGCGTAGGTCCAAAAAAAATCAATATGCATTATTTAGAGGTGCGGATCGTCCAATTTTTCAAACTAGAAGTGGGTTTACTTTGAGAAAATATAGAGGAAAAAGCACATAATAAGTGTTATATAATAAAGTATATATATATAATAAATATATAATTGTAAATAATGAAACTAAATATTAAATTTGTAAAAAATAAATAATTATGACAACAGATGCAACAGACGATAAATTAAATTTTGATGACATCTCATTTGATGATATGATCGATGGGGGTCTTCAAACTGCAGAAGTAAGCGAAGAAACAGTAGCTGAAAAACCTGCTCAAGAAACAGCACCTATAGATGAAAAGCCTATAGAAAATACGTCAGAAGAATTAGATTCTGATGCAGAAATAAAAGAAGAAATAGTAGATGACATTCCATCTCAAGAAGAGGCGGAAGTTCAATCTAAAGAAGAGCCAGCAGCAGAAGAAGAGGAAATAGTAGATGATACGGTTATAGCAGAAGTAATAAAAGAATTAGGGTATGAAGTAGGAGATGCTGAATACGATGATACTTCTGAAGGATTAGCTAAATTTACTAAAGATGTAGGAACTAAAATGGCTCAAGAGCATATTCAAGAGTTAATGGAATCATTTCCAGTAGTTAAACAACATCTTGAATATGTTATAGCTGGAGGAGATTCTAGAAAATTTATGGAGACTTTTAATCCTCAACAGGATTATTCTCTATTAAGACTTTCAGAAAAAGACACAGCAACTCAGAAAATGTTAGTTTCAAATTATTTTAAAATGAAAGGACATGATCAAGAGTTTATTAAAGAAATAGTTGAGGATTATGCAGATTCTGGAAAGCTTATAAATAAAGCGCAATTAGCTCAAAAAGCTTTAGTTAATGCTCAAAAAGAACAGAGACATAAAATGATGCAGCAACAACAAACTGAAGCTGCAGAAAGAAGAAAGGAGCAAAAAAATTTTTGGAATGATATCTATGAAACTATTGATACTTCAAAAGAATTTTCAGGAATAAGTGTTCCTCAAAATGAAAAGAAAAAATTCTTTAAGTATTTATCTACTCCTATTAATAAGGAGGGATATACTCAAAGAGATGTAGATCATCGAGATTCTAGTTTAGATGTTAAATTAGCAATTGATTATTTAATGTTTAAAGGATTTAAACTTGATGATATAGTTAAAAATAAAGTTAGTACTTCTAGAGCACAAAGTCTTAGATCTAGAATACAACAAGGGGAGAAAAGAATTAAAAGTGCAAGACGTACTAACAGAAAAAATACTGGGTTCGATATTGAGGATCTTGATCTATCAGTCATCTAGTATTAAAACCCTGGATTGGAGGTAAAGGGTCCTCTATTTAAATAATTAAAAAAAATGCAAGTAGTTAAAACGTTTTATAACGACGCTCAAATGACTGATTCGAACAGTCTATCTGCAGCACTGATGGAAAAACCTACTGAGCTTTCACCAATTATTACACATTTGGCTGGTAAAGAAGATCGTAAGTTTCCATTAACAATGCTAACAGAAGGGGTAGGTAATACTAAATCTATTGATAGATGGGAGTATGAATATCGAGTAAAAACACATGAAATAAATGTAAGACCATTAGTAACTGATGCAGGATCTGCAACTGGAGGGAACGGTGTTCCTTTTAAATTAGTATTTCCTGATAAATGGTTTGTATTTCCTTATAACTTAATCTCTGAATCAGGAGCACAAGTTAGAATTATGGCTGAGCCAGAAGCAAAAGGAAACAACTGGGAATATACAGTTATGCAAGTTGAACCAACTTCAACTAATAAAATAGTTGCATCAGACCTTGATGTAGGTGCATTATGGGGAATGATGTATGCTAATGTTGGATTAGACTTCTCTAGAGGTAATGCTTCTAACTGGTCTGCTCCAGGATTAATCAGAAACAAAATTGGTACGATTAGAAAATCATATCACTTTGCAGGTAATGCAAAAGATTATGTTGCTGAATTTAATCTTCCAACTAAAGGTGGAAAACAAACAAAGCTTTGGATGGATTATGAAGAATACAGACACATGCTTAGATTTAAAGAAGAATGTGAATTAATGTATTGGTATGGAGAAAAAACTTATGATACTAATGGTGTAGTTACTATGAAAGATGAGAACGGACAACCAGTTATATCAGGACCAGGTTTACTTCAACAAATCATTAATAAAGAAACTTATTCTTCATTAACTGAATCTAAATTATTAAATACTATTGGCGATATGTTCTATGGTATGACTGATGCTAATGATAAAGTAATTACACTTTATACAGGTATTGGTGGTGCTAGAGAATTTGATTCTGCTTTAAAAGGCTATACTGGTGGATTTGCACATGCTGCATCTGGTGCATCAAGTGCAAATTGGACAGTAAATGCTGATAGTAAATTTATTACTGGATCAGGTCGATCTTTAGGAATGACAGGTTACTTTACTTCTTATGATCATATTGATGGTTATAGAGTAAATGTAGTTAAAAATCCTATGTTTGATCATGGACCAGTTGCTCAAGCTAGAAAAAGACATCCTGAAACAGGTTATTCTTTAGAATCTTACAGAATGGTATTTGTTGATAATTCAAATTATGATGGACAGAATAATGTTCAAATGATCAACAAGAAAGGACGTGAGATGCTAAGATGGTGTGTAGCTGGATCAGTTGTACCTAGAGGATTCGATGGTAATGGATCTAGAGCGTCTGATATTGATGGAGCTTCTGTACATATGCTTAAAACAGCAGGTATAGTACTTCGAAGATTTGATACTTCTCTTGACATGGAGTGTGTAGCTTCATAAGAAGAGTGTCATGACCCGACTATGAGTTGCATCGTAGTCTATTTATTTAGTTTCCAAGAAGTCAGAGGGTTTTACCCTTTGGCTTTGCGGGACTAGATTTTAAACTAAATAACAAAAATTGTTATTCTTAAACTGTAAAAGAACTTAAATATGAAAAAAATAATGTTACGTAGGGAAGAAGTCATGGGACATCTACCTAAAGAAGTAAGAGCTAGCGCAATCTCAAAAATAAGTAGCGTATATGTTAATCGTCAACCGTTGAAAGGCGTAGAAGGCGAAGAAGCAAAAAAAATAATGAATGGGTTTTTAGATGTGGCCCCTGATCATGTAGATTGGCCAAGACACGAAAAAGTATTTTGGACTAATTTAGCGATCAAAGTTCCATTTGAAGGAATAGAGCTTGAAATTGGATTAGATGAAAATGGAATGCCTTATAATATTGATCATTATTTAAAATATAGATTTTGTTTGAAGCATCCTTATGTTGCAGATAGTAAAAATGATTTATCAGGAAAAGCAAGATTTTATTTTGTTGATGCGGATAGAGATATTAGGGAAGCAAATAAAAAAGTCAAAATTAGAAAAGAAGCAGATAAAGAATTTATTAAAGCTTCATCTGATGAAAAGAAAATGGATATGCTACTTAGATTATTATCTAAACATAATCCAACTAAATTAACTAGAGAACAAAAAGAAAATACTCTTTATGATCTCAAAGATAAAGAACCAGCTAAATTTCTTAAATTAGCATTAGATAAAAATTTAGAAATGAAAGCTGAAATTGATGAAATGGTTGAAGCAGGAGTTTTAAGAAAAATAGGAAATCAAGTAATTTATATAGATGAAGTACTTGGTGAGACTACAGAAGATACAATAATATATCTTCGTAATAAAAAGAACTCAGGAACTTTAACTATTTTAAGAGCTAAATTAAAAGAAGCTATTGTATAATGACAGGACAAGAGATGGTAAATAGAGTAAATATGCTGCTTGATAAGATTAATTCTTTTCAAGCAGATACTCTATTGGAATCTGAAGTCTATACAGCTCTTAATATGGCACAAGATGCTTTTGTTAAATCAAGATATGGACGTGCTAATAAATATGGAAAAGGATTTGACGAATCTCAAAAAAGGATAGATGATTTAAATGCTATTATAAAAGATTATTCTGCATTACCTGATTCATTTGAAGATTTAGGTAATGGGTTTTATAGAGATACTCTTCATGCTACTATGCCAGGACATTATATGCATTTAGTTAGTTTAAGAGTTAATTTAAAACATGTAGGGTGTAAATATCCTTTAGAACAAGATGTTCATTGGGTTTCACAAGATCATAATTTTAGTATAACTGGTGAAACTGTAACTCTTACACGTAGGATAGAAGCTGTAGAAGAATATGAAATTATAGATACTTATGATGATGCTGAACCACCTGTATTAATATCTTCAGAACAAGGAGGATTAATAGCAGCTGCTTCTCCAATTCCATTAAGTACTAAAGAAGCAGTGCTTTGTAAATTTACACAAAATGATGATATATTTACAATGCTTAAAGATCCTTTTAATACAACTAAAATAAGTGGTCCTTTATATACTATTTCAGGCCAATCTAATGGTGAGGCCTCAGCAAATAGTATAACAAAAGCAAAATTAGAAATATATACTGATAATACGTTTATTGTAGATAGAGTATTATTAAGGTATCTTAGAAATCCGCGAGTAATTTCTGGCACATATAATTGTGAACTAGCAAAACATACTCACCA